TCAAGGTTTAACACCTAAACTTTCAAGAAAACGTGCACCAGTCTTAAAAAGACCAATTTTATCAGTATTATAAAGAGCATCAAAAACAGACTCACGAATTAATCTAACACGATTTTTATACGTTTCTGATTGGAATTGATTTTCAGTCTGCCTATGTGTATTCTCCAATTGAGCATTTACAGTATTAGCCTGTTCAGTCCAATACTTTTGATTAGTGAGACCTGTACGGGCTACAGTTTCCGCGAGCTTTTCAATTTCATGCCGTGCCTGCTTATCCGTTAAATTCTTCTGTGAATACCGGAACGCAATATCGGCAGCGCCTTGTGCAAGCTGGAGTTTTTGAGCCTGCGGCAAGAAAGATAGTTCTTGCTGGCGAATGAGATTTTCAGTAACAGCCAATTGTGTACGTGCCTTGCTTTCAGCAATATTCTGTTCATTTACTGCCATGTTAGACACTTTCAGATTATTATCGAAATCAGCGATAAGCTTATCCAAAGCTAAGCGGGCCTCTTTCGTTTTGGCTTCTGTCCTCATTTGAAGTATTTGCGCCATAGCTTTTCCGGCAATGTATTTACCCTCGATACGCAGGTTATCCGCTTGTGCTTCTTTTACCTTACGGTCAGGCATAGAGGACAGCACGTCAATAGCGCGACCAAGTCCGGCAGTAATTCCGGAATAGTCAGCAGAGTAAGGGGTAGCAGTAGGCGGTGTGACACCTTGTCCAGATGGAGCGCCACCAGAGGGAGCAGCACCGGAAGCACCGGACATGGTTTGAGCAGTTCCGGCAGAACCGCCGTTTAGCATCATGTAGGGGTTAAGTCCGGCAGCTTCAAGGCGTTCACGTTGAGCAGCAGGCGAATTGTATTCATTCGTCTTATTCCACATATCCGTTTGAAATTGCTGTTGATTTTCAACAAGTTTCCAAGAATTGTCTTTTGCATCATTGTAAAATTTCCATTGGTCACCAAGTTGTTGCTGGTACATTTCCTTATTGTACGCAATTTGTTTGTCAAACATTTTCTCATTGAATGCGTTATTCATTTGAGCTATTTCCTTATTGGCTTGATTTTGCATAGCAGTCGAAGATGCACCACCAATAAGTGATGCACCTGCACCGATAGCAGAACCAACAACACCAGTCAATGCAGCAGCTCCCATAATTGTATAAGTTTTTCGTTTAACATAAGATTTTTAATTTTTATTTGGGCGTCCGGGCGGGCTTTCCGGCTCAAACATATTCGCTTCGCTCATACTCGCCTGCAATCCCTGACGCGCTTCACTACGTTACGCAATGCATTCCGGCGTCATCCGAGATGACAGAGCGGTGTTCGCTCTCCCGAGCTCACGAGTTATAAATTTTTCCTTATCTCTCAAGATGTGCAAAGATAAAGTAGGGCTAAAATATCCGTTTATCAACCTGTACCAAAAATCGTTAAATATACGCGCGCGTAAACGCACACGCACATTTAACAATTTTTACTACAGAACGCCAAACGTATATTTTTTCCCTGCATTGCTTTTTTGCACGTCTCGAAAGAAAAGGAAAAAAATATATTTAGGGTTCTTGAGTAGGGTCTAACTGAGACGAGGCGGGTTGTTCGGTCTGCTGTTCGGCAGCAACGGCCGCTATCATTTCATCCTGTGAACTCATCAAATATTGACTCCATGCCATCAACTCAGAGGGAGACTGTATAAACCGTGATTTTACGAAACTACAAAGTTGGTCATCAGTCAGTTTTGAACGCAACTCGTGCAATTTAGGCTCATTCACCGAAAGACTTTCAAAGTAAGAAATCAAACGTTCCTTGCTCATACGGTCAAGGCGCTGTTGGTTAAACAACATATAAATATCAGAAGTAACACGGAATGTCTTTCTACCGGAAACCTCAATTTCCTGGAACATAAACTCATTAACAGGCGATTTTTCAAGAAATTTACTTTGAATAAGTTCACAAGAACGAGCAGAATTCAAAGATACAGGAACTTCAAAGGGTTCTAATCTACGTTTTGTACACCACATAATAAAATATATTTATAAATTAGTAAATATGTACGATTTTATACACTAATAAAGCAAACCATCCGTATCAAGATTACGGACTACCTTAATGTCAAAAAATGAACTACACAAAAATTGGTCTGAAGATAATTCACTGTTGACAGCAACGGCAAACAAGGGGTCCAAACTATTCGGATTAACCTTAAACATAGTATAGTTAACATCACCAAGAGACGGCACAGGCTCGTTAACAGAATCTTTACTCCCAAGCTGATTAATAAGAGATTGATTACCGTAAGAAATTACCCAGTTTTTCAAATCACGTTTAAAAGCACCTACTGAAACGTCAAAAGATGTTTTATAATCTATATAACGGGGAGCGTAACCTAATACAAGGTAGGGGGCATCACCTTGTGATTTCAAAGGATTCATCATTTGAACAAGCGGGACAGACTGCATACCAACACGGTCAAATTCGGGGATAGCATAATCAGTAACATTAACCTTAGTAAAAGCAGGGTCAACAAAATCGGTAGTATAATCCAACATAGGCAAGCAGTGATAAATACACATAATCAAACCATATTTACCACCAGCATTGAAATTAATAGAACCACCGGAAACACCTGTTCCTTTACCTGCAATATCGGCAGCATTATCGCCTGTAATATTTGTATTTACAACCTCGTTAATATCAAGGCTTGAACTGATACCACCAAGATAGGTACACATTTCAGATACAGTATCACCAGCAGAAACACCCCAGTGTTTCTCTATCTGGTCTTTATAATCTTTATTACCAGATTGCGTAATCTCTTTCCACTTCTGCAAGAATTCAGCCTGGCGAAGAGCAAGAATAGAAAAAGCAAAACCATAATCAGAACCAGGAGCATTCAACGTTACATCAGTGCTTGCAAATGATTTCATCATTTCAGGAGTAGTAACCGGCGTTTGACGCATATTTCTAAAAGTTAAACTACCTTCCGGAGTAAAGTTAACCGTAGCAACATCACCGTATTGTTGGCGAGGAAGCACACCATGAAACAAATCCTTTTGCCAATTACAGTAACGCAAATCAAAAAAATTATAATTATTAATAAAATTAGATGATGAAAAATCAATTCTCATATTGTCACCGGAAAGATAATCAACATTAAAAGTAGACGGAGAAATACGCTCCCATTGACTATCACGAAAAAAATCTGCATAAATCTTTTGGTAAGCAAGCAAACCAAATATATTAAGGTTTAAATCGGCCATCAAAGGAGCAGAATCCCAATCAAGATTTTCAGAGGTCACATAAGGATGAAAATTACCATAGCCAAGATATTCTAATAATTTAGCAGATAATTCAGCACGAGAATAATTAAAATAATTACGAGAAACAGCACCACCAGAACCAGTATAAACAAAAGAAAGATAAGTTGCAATATCAGAAGCCGTAATATAAGGCATTTCACCCGACAAAACAAAATTTTGGGTAGGGTCTAAAGATACAGCATGTTGGGGGTTATCATACATTTGTGTCAATGCAGTATTTGCCTTGTTCCAAAGCAAATCATAAGGAACAAAAAAGAAATCGTAATACTCACGCATACGCGCAAAGGCAGCAGTATTGACTGGCTGTGTACGAGTAAAGGACTTAAGGGTAATTTTAAAGCTATCACCTGGAAGCACCTCTTTCACCATAACGGGAAGAAGCTCGCCAGCTTTAGCAGTGAAATTTTTCTTAAACGAAAGGTCGAAACCATTTCGGGAAGTCTTATTCCTAAGACTTTTTAAAGACATAATATTTGCCATAACAACACAATTAAAGGTTAATACTATTTATTTTCATCAATGAAAATCTTATTTAAATCATTCAGTTTCTTATGCTTAATACGGTCATTAAACAGTTTAGACACCTGTGTAGAGTATTGAGAATAAACGGGTGTTTTCTTAAACAATTCCATATCAGTACGGAAGTTGTCGTAAAAGTAAGGGTAGATAGTATTTTCCCATTCATCAGACAACAAATCACCGTCACCGTAGAAATCTTCATTTTCAAAGAATAGCTTTTGAGACTCGAAGAAATCAGTAAGATGCATATAATCCAATTGACTATAAAAATCTTCAATAAGCCTAAGCTTACGCTTCTGCTCCGACAAGGTGGGTTTATCACAAACAGTATATAAGAAATGTCTAGAAAGAAGAAGTTCACCGTAGACACGATGGGCATACCTATCAAATTCGATACTATCCAACGGATGATTAACTACTTCTGCATCATAGAAATACTTACAAAAGTAATAAAGTTGTCGTTGTTCATACAATGAACCACCATCAAAAAAGTCCAAACAATAAGATGATTTATTAAGATGAAAAAGATAAACAAATGTAGCTACTTCTTTCGCCAACGCGAATGTTGTTTCACAGGACGGGAATAGATGCCGCGCTGTATCATAAGTTCGGTAGCTATAAGCACGTTGGTGTGTAGATTTATCAACATATCCTCTACATTTGGGGTAGAAGTAAGAGTAAGCCGACCGCCAAACATCAAACTCCTTATATTTTCCATTGAGTACGAGGCTTCGTTTAATAAAGTCATGAGGGGTAAGCGCATATACTTTCGAGCGTTGACCTTGCAAAAAGCCTTGACCCAGCCTTTGAGAATGTAGGCAGAATGGACAGACGGAACGCATTTTAAGAACTTCGGGTATAAGCACACTGCTATTAACATAACCCGCAACGTATGATGAGCACTTTCCTTCGGAAACTTGAACGTCGATACGACCAAGGGACCATGCTTCAGATACAGCCTTTGAACATATCTGTAAAACTTCTTTTGAGTTGAGGAATAATAAGAGATGATAATGCGGGCGGAAGTGTACGGGGCCGTATTCGCCAACGGCATAGTAACGCACTTTTTCTTTGGGCAATCGTTTAGTAACATAGTAACGAAATCTTTTTAAAAATAATTGTAAATCAGTTTTTCTAAGGTAGGGGATAGAACCGCAGAGATTAAACTTCTGTTGAAGCAATTCCAATTGCGAGGACTCAGACTCAAATACACCAAGACTTTCACCAGTCTCAAAATCCACCAAATCATAACGACACAACAGACCGAAATCAGTATTATCGCCCAGATACACAGGTGTAGCAACAGGCAGATAGTTGGGAGCGTAGGTAAGAGTAACAAAAACGGTGTACATAGAACAATAGCTTTCTAAATCACATTGAAACGCGTAACGGGAGTTTTTAGCAAGAATACAAGCTTTACACTTTCCACAAGGAACAGTCATACACTCATGCGTATAAGGGTTAACTATCCTTTGAGGGTTCAGACACTTACAAAAAGGGTTAAATAGTGCCATTACTTATAATCAACATCAACTTTTGTACTATCCACAGATGTAGCTTGTGACTGTTCTGTAGATTGGGTACTATTCATATTGTTTTTACTGATACTCATAGACATAGTGCATGAGATACAAAGCCATAAGGCAGCAATTGCTAATACCGCCTTGACTATAATTTCAAGAGTTTTGTAAATTTTCTGATTGTCCATAATAAATAATAATTATTCAAAAACAGCTACAACATACATAGAATAACCGGAAGTAACAAGAGGTTTAGCACACCTCACAAAGTCATCAAAAGAAACAAAATGATGAACTAAAAAATCACCAATAGCATTAGAAAAAGTAACATTATATCCAACAATTTCCATAGCTGAAATATTTAAAGGTTAATAATCAAATGTTTCATAGCTTAAGAAAATCCAACCAAAAGCACGGGCATAAGCCTTAAAAACGTTAGAGGCTTCGACAAGTGAACAATCCTTGAATGTTTTCACATGGAAACGGTCTTCAAAGTCCATATAATGAACTTTTATCTTACGGAATTGCTTTGAATACTGCTTTAAAAAAAAATGCGCCATAACATTTGTAATTGGTTATGACGCAAATATAAAATAAAAAAATGTAAATGGTGTAATATCAATATTATGTTTAATATGTGATATCATAAACTAAAATAAACCTTTATTCTTCTCTAATTTGGAAGAAAATTATACCAAAGATAGCTTACATATTCAAGCTATCTTTGGTAATAGTAGCAATTCAATTATTGCATCAATTTTTCTATTTCATCAAATTCAGGACCCATTTGTAAGTTATAATAAACTCTGTATAATCCATTTAGCCACAAATCTTTCTGTTCAGGTTTCAGTTTTCTTGCTTTTTCATAATTAGGTCTTGCCTTTTCATAGAAAACTTTCAGTGTAGCTTGGTCTTCTTTGTATTTTGGATTATTGACATCAGTAGTAGCTTTTTCAGAGAAATCCTGAGCTTGCAGGCAATAGATTAAGCCCAAGTTGGAATATGCTTCTGCATAGTTAGGATCTACTTCAATGGTTTTGTTGTAGAATTCAATGGCTTTTTCATAATCTTTCATGTTATGATAAAGGTATCCTTTTACGTACAAATAGAATGTGTTATTAGGATCTTTAGCCAACATATCATCTGCAAACTGCATTGCTTCGTCAAACTTATTATTATTGCTATAATAATCAATCAGATGTCCAAAGAAGAATGAATGTTCAGGATACTTTTGAATACCATCTTTTAAGGAAGCGATCCATTTGACAGTATCACCTTGAGCTTTCAATGCTGTAGAAATAAATTCCATAGCATATTTACCCACTTCTTTGTCCTCTTTTGCATAAGGTGCATATTTCAACACGCTTGGATAATCTTCCATTTTGGCTGCAGCTAAGCTTGCATAATAAGCAATTTGGGGCAATACAGTATCTGTTTGAAGCAGATTCTCCTTTTCAAACATAGGATTGATGGCAATGTCTACATAAGTTGCGAAGAAATCCAAAGCCTCTTTATTCTTATCTAAATTAAAGAACTGGATACCACCATTAATCAGGTTGGGACGCGCAGCTAATATAGCAGCACTGTTCGATCTTCTGAATTTATTTTTGATTTTACCTTTTTCGTTAGGAATCTGTGCAAGTTCATCGCATTTAAAGTAGTATTTGCACATATTCAGTGCGCTGTTATACACTTTAAGAGTATCATAAGGCTTTCTTAAATAAGCATTCTCCATTTCCTTTTCATTGATTCTCTTTTGAATAAAGCCGGCTACATCCCATGTTTCGGCGTTGTCTTTGGTTTCAGCATTGTTCAGAGCTTCATTGATGAGCTTCTCTGCTTGTGCAAAATCCGGTTTTACGTCGTTAGCGATGCTTTTTGCCTCTTTCACGCTCTTTTCCTGAGCGAAGGTAAAGCCTGCCGCAAGTAGTAAAACCATTGAAAATAATACTCTTTTCAT